CGAAGGTTAATGGTTTCGTTGACTATGAGGCAATAGACAGTGTTGATTCACCGCAGGTATACAGATTGGCAGCAGCTGGTTTGATATTGACGGGTCTCATAGGGATAACCGTGGCCGCTTTCTTGAAATTGAGAAAGAAGCCAGTTAGTGTCCCTGATGGGCCAGCAGATAAGATAGTTGTCGCAGGTGAGGAATGGTCAAGGAGAGTTGTTGATGTAGGAGGTAACAAGCAAGAGATTTATGCGAGGGTTCAAGAAGCTACGCCGGTGAGTAAAATCTACGCGGAGCAACTGAAGAACTCTTTTGTACGAAGTCTGAAGGACTTGTTGAATGATGATAATCAGCGTGTCCAGGAGCAGATACCTGCTTTGGTGAAGTCTGTTGTGAGTTTGTTTGACCCGTCAGGTGTGTTGATTACGCGTGCGTTTGCTATATCAAATAATGAGCTGATTACTGTCAAGCATGCTAAGCATGCTTTGAGTGAAGGGTTTATTATGAAATATGACAAACAATCTCGTTTTCTGCAGAATACTGAAGGATGTACAGAGTTCGCTATTGCCGAAACCGAGGACTTGGATTTGGCGTACATATACTTGTGGAAGACGGTTACAGGGTTGAGAGATCATGTTTCCAAATTTACACCTGATGTAGTGCAATATCCGGGTATGCAGGTGATTCGAGTTTCAGAATCCGGTGTTACTAAGACACTGCAGGTGTCAGAAGTGACTAAGATAGCAGCTAGTGGTTTGGATGGGCCAGTAAGAGTGGTCCGTGTAGCAAGTAGCGGTACTTCCCTGGGTGATTGTGGTTGTATATACTACAACACTGATGCAGGTGCTGACGGTTGTCAGATCGTTGGATTGCACAGTGCAGCAGATGGTAAGTCTGCGATGTTTACACCAGTTACACAGAGGGATATTTACAGACTGCGTAAGCAGTTGAATGTACCAGGACCACTGAGAACCATACAGATGCAAGCTAAGATGACCCAGCCAGTCCCGTCATATTTAACGGGAATGGATATTATAGGGAGCGTTCCGCGAGAGGCGGCGTTTCCCCGCAATAGTTCTGTGGTGCCATTGCAAGGTCTGTATGAGGACAGAGATGATAGGTGGAATAGGAAGTATGCGCCGGCTGTGATGACAAAGATGCTGAGAACTACGGATGGAGTGCAGAGGAAAGAGAACGTTGAAGGATACAGATTTCGGAAGTGGACTCAGGTAGCAGATCGTAAATTTGATCTTAAGATTTCGATCAGGCGTGCTCCCTCGACTGTATTATCGTATATGTCGCGAATAGCGA